CATAGTGGCTAAGCCAGCCTCAGGCTTGTTCTTCTTGGGGTTCTTCCGCCCACGCCAAGGTTTGCCACGCTGAAACTTTTTCCGATAAGAATGGTTCTCTCGAGAGGCTGGTCTGCCATCGAATTCATCATCATCACCATCATCGGGTTTGGGAGCTTCAACTACTTCTGAAACAACACGAATATCAATGTGTTCTGGTTCAGTTGATTCTGGAATACCTTGCTTGCAAATACAATGGCGAGCCAAACGTCTGCATACTAAACATCCAGGAGGACCTTTTTCTTTCCTGCTCTTTTCCAGAGCCTCTTGCTGTCGAAAATGACGAAGAGAAACCACTCGAATGGCTTCAAGTAGTTCTTCAGTGTTAATGTCCTTACACTCCATTCCATTGACAACAAAAGTGTCGCGTGATGTAGAGCCATCCTCATGAATAACCATTTCATAGAAATGAAACTTGTGGTAATCATTGGAACCGTCTAATTTATCAGAATCTAGACGTCCATAGGAATCGGCGAATTCAGGCCGAACTTCCATTTTGATGAGCATGTATCTACGTAACCAAGCAGCAATTGATTTCGCGATGTTCAACCATGGGCACTCAGTGTTTCCAGTTGACATAGCCAATAAAATCCGCAAAATAATACGAGCCTTGTCCTCCAAATTTGATCTGTTTGGATGCCACGGAATATTATCACTAATGGCCAGTGCAGTCGTATACGCTATTTCTGCGTTCTTTGACAAATGCTCCTTGACAGGAATGGTTTCATTCATCTGGACTGTTTGGGTTGAATTGGAAATTTCATCCTGGAATGGTGCTGTTAAGTTCAAGTTGGCCACTCTTTTCGGGTCATAAATTTCACCTCCCGAAAGGCAAACTTGTTCACTAATGGCTCCCATGATAGTGGATTTTCCAACTTTTGGAACTCCCCAAATGTGAAGGCCAAAAGCAGCACGAACAAAATCAACTTGAGATATGTAGTCACGAATGTCTTGGTACAATGCACTCGCATCCCGCAACAATGTTGACGACATGGGAGTCATGAATTTGTCTCGATCGTACTTGACAAAACTCTGAAGATTCTTCACGACTTCTTCCATCTCAATATACATTTGTGTTCTCTCAGCAGGATCAGGATTCGTTTCTCGCTTGAGTTCAACAAATCGGTTTTGCCAGAAATAGAAACGTTCATGGCAAACAGCAAGAGTGTCGGAATTAAATCGCAAGGGATCAAGACTACCTTGAGTAAAACATGCTAGTCCAACGGTGGAGCACCAATTGTAAAGTTGGCACAAATGATCCACCAAATCAAAAGCGTCAAATGAAGTTGCCTCTGACTGCTTAATCATGTTATCAAACAAAGGATGGTTGAAAGTAACATTTGAAAGTTTACACGTCGCTACCGCGAAAACAGTTCCCATTACATATGAAAGATGCTTAGTAAAAATTCCTTGCTTAAGCGCCTTCCACAATTCAATGGCTGAGGCCTCAGGAGTGTTTTTTCCCACAATCTCCTGGGCTTCGAGCTTTTCCTGCTCTAGTTTGGGTGAATCAATATTTTTAATATAGGCCATTAAAATTTCTTGAACACCCATGATGATGCCACTATCCAAAATTCCATTGAGGAATAGCAAACATCGAGTCACAATTGCTTCGAACTTGTCGTCATACCTGAGACCAGTGATTAGAAGAATAAGACCCTCAAGGTGCTTGCCGATTTTCTGAACTGCTCGGGCACCGAATTTCTTAGTCAATTCATCGTTCATTAAGTCCATATTGGCCCCCATCC